AGCATTCACAACTCCCTTTTCCGACACGGAATGCGACGATATCGTCACAACGTTGGAAACGTCATTGACGCGTTTCTTCCATGACGCGTACGCGTTGGATAATATAGACACGAACGCGCCGAGTACGTTTGTAACCAATAATGTCGCGGTATTGACGATCTTACTCGACGCGTTTGTGAGAAATGTGGTCAACACGCACGTAATGCTCATCATGATTACGTTGGCGTGTTTAGAGATATGGTCCATCACTTCATCTGTGATCGTTGTATTCATGATTGCGGTATAAGCACTCTGGGTATTTAAGCGCAAAAATTCAAATATCCTTAAGCGATAAATGATAAGATAAAATGGATCATGATCGTGTACTCGGGATGACCGTAGCCGAATTTGAGGAAATTGAACGATACATGTTTAAAAGCGTGAAACCCGTCATGCTATCGCTATTACAGTTGGCTGCAAAAACGTGTAAGATAACGATGAAAATTTACGAAATTAAACGCCAACGTTTAATTCCCGCATTTTGCATTCTCGATATCGAAAATGCATAACGACACGACGCGACAATAAAATGGATCGAGATATAGTAGCTTTAAATATTCGGATATTGAACGCGTTTGACGCCGAAATCGCGCACGCTAAATTGCTCAAGAAAGTATTGTTAAAATACAAGTCGGATGATTACGCTATTGCGTGTTTAAATGCGCAAAATAACGCGATCGACAACGAGTGCGGAAAACGATTGTACATTGCCGAGACGATAACGATGATTCACGAATACGTCGCGTTATTAAAAAATCCGGTCAACAGAGGCGATAAAACTTGCGCGATAGCGAATCGAAAACGCGATATCGCTAATCAATATTTCGATATCATCGCGAGACTCGTACGCGAAAAAAAGTGGCAATTAAACGCGCCTAAATCCGCGATTGATGTAGACGTACTGGAATGTCCTACGTGCAAAAATGTCGACGCTGGCGCGTTCGAGACGGACGAGTACGGGAAAAAAACGTGTTTAATTTGCGCTTCGGAAATTAAGACCATCGAAATTGGCAATACGCATCTAGACTTTAATCGCGTCACAATCGTCGGTAAATTTATATATAACCGAGTTGTGCATTTTCAAGATTGTATCAAGCAATTTCAAGGTAAACAAAACTGCAAGATTCCGCCAAACGTGTTTAGCGATTTGGAGGAGAAATTTAAAGCTTACAGACTACTGATTGACACGGATAATAAACAAGCGAGATACTCTAAAATAACTAAACAACACATTCTCATGTTTCTTAAAGAATTGAAGCACGTTAAACACTATGAAAATGTAAATGTAATTTACAACGTTTTGACTAGTAAACGAGTAGATGATATCAGTCATCTAGAACAGCGATTGATTGAGGATTTCAAGGAACTCGTTACGCTATACGATAATTTGCACAGCAAAGACAAACCGGAAGAGATTTCGCGCAAAAACTTTTTAAACGTTAGTTATTTGCTCTTTCAGTTACTCAGACGGCATGGTTACGATTGTAAAATTGAAGATTTTTCAATTTTAAAGACTTGGGAACGCAAGCAATTTCACGACAACATTTGTTGTAATCTGTTTCAGAAATTGGGCTGGAATTTCACACCGACGTTTTAACTCTCTTAACCAAATTTGGTTAAGATAGCAAAGTTTGGCGCCAATTAAATTGCGGATTGTTGGCATAGAATCGAATGCAATCGAGATTGCCATCCGCGTACGCGTTGACTATACGCATTACGTGATGTATAGCGCGGGGATGTCTTATGATCCACGCGCGATGATCGGAATTCCAAACCGATCCAAATCTTCCGTCTATATCGATTCCAACCAACGTCACGCACGGAGAATGTCTGATTGGCGTAACGCTCACCACTCCCGGTCGTAATCCGGACGCCAACGCGGCCAAAGTCATACCTCGATTCTCAGGTATGACGAGCATGTTCGTTGATTTAATTTCGTTGATTTACACGATTAATTTTCATTTTTTTTTTTGACGGCCGCCCATAATGAATCTTCGTATTCGGTACACAACTGAGAGTATCGTACCGGAGACGTTTTGCGAACTGGAGACTTTGCTTTCATTGGAGACGTTTTGCGAATGGAGATTTTTGCTTTCCGAACTGGAGATTTCGCTTTCGTTGGATTTAACTTTAATCGCATTAACCAATTCGACACGCGTCATTCTCGAATATCGAGATATACCTTCCGCGCGCGTACCGTCAAGTCAGACAACATTTTATATGACTGGAGAAATCCTACCGAAACTTGACCAAATGTGGTCAAGTTTCTCTAGTAGACTTTAGCAACTGAGCGTTATCCTCAGAGTTTATCATGTCTAGTATGTCTTTGGTTTTCATAGTCTCAATTTTACAAGTCATTGGGCCCGTTTCCAATTCTTTGAGCGCTTGCATCTTTTGCCCGTGTTTTGTAAATAGGGCGCGCTCTATACCGGTATTCGCCGTGTAAAAATACACGTTAACCGTACTAGTTTGACCGCGTCTCAGTACGCGCGCAATCGCCTGTTGAGTTTTTCCACAATTCCACCATACATCAACCAGTAGTACGGTAGCGCAATGTTGAAGATTTAAGCCTTCCGCGCCCAATTCGTACGTCAATAGTAATATTCCAGACTCTGATTTCTCAAAATCCGACAATATCTGAGCTCGCTTTTTTGGCGGGTGTTCTGATGCGATTACGAAGCGCTGTCTATGCGCCGGCATGTACGCTTCGAGTACGTTGAGATTTGTCCTGAAACAAGTGAATATAATCACTTTTTCGGTATCGTGCGAGTTTACAGTTTCAATGACGCGCGAGATGCGCGTCGATTTGGCGGAATCCGGATTCGCCATATAACTCGCAACATTTAGCTGATCCATCTGTCTTTTGAAATCCAAAACCATCTCATTCTTTTTATTCAAGTCCATCAGTTCGATAGCCATACTCGCGTATGGAATCAACGGACAAACTAAAAACTGGCGCGTGTACGTAATCATCGCCAAAAGATACGCGCTAAATTTGCGCGACATTGAGGTATCATGCGTCGTTTTGAAAAACGCGACTCGTTCTCGTATCGTCTTGATGACGTTCTTGAACGAGAGATAGATGGCCTGTTCGTCGACAGACAGATTGTGTTCAATGACGCGTTCGTTTACTTCTGGTAGCGAAAAAGGAACCGATTTTCGCAAGACTAACGTCGTGTTTAAACCTTCAAAATCTGAGCGTTTAATGTACGCGACCGCGTCCGGCAAGCAGTTTGGAAAAGTCGCGTTTCCAATAATCAGGTTGTAGCCGAGTATTCTATCCGCTTTTGGTTCGTTAAATAGCGTACCCGACAATCCCCACTTTTGATCAGCAGACACGCTCGCGATCGCCTGACAACGAACGGATGTAATATTCGTGTACGACTGAATCTCATCGATAAACGCGCGTTTCCATTGCGTGGTAAACAAGAATGATCCGACCGTAACGAGCGGTCGTTGCGGAATATGATATCTGTTGACGCTGACCGGAAATGGACCACCTCTATCCTCCATTTCTTGCGTGACAAATTTGGTCGCTACGCGATTCGCGAGGTAAAACTTGCTCAACACTTCTGGTGTGGTAATTATCAGTTTTGTATCCGCATCGGGTGAAAACGTTGCAAAATTACTCTTTTGAATACTGGTGTGATAGACTTGAAATTTCAAGTCTGTAGCGAAAAACTTGACAATTTCGCTAGTCCAACTTTCAATGAGCGTTTTCGATACGATAATTAGACACTTTGACGCGTCTTTCCCTTTCATCGCGTTTACCGCCAAGGTTAGCGCGATCAACGTCTTACCAGTACCCATCGGAACGGATATTCCTCCTCCTCGCTTTTGTTCGCACTCGCGAACGATATCGCGTTGAAAATCGTCTAGGTGAGGCATGATTATATTAGCGATATCGCCCGCTTATCATATTTCATTTTTTTCTCCGCGCGTGACTCGTAATTCTTTTCTTTTTCCTAATAGTAAAATGACTTCGATAGATAGAGGTATCAATCAGTTTCGCGCATATGGCAATAGTGGCTGCAATTACGCTCGTCTAGGCGCGTACACGGCTGGCTTCAGGGGAATCCGTCCTCCAGTGCCCATGACTACAGTTGCGGGTTATTACGTCGTCCCTAGTTATAGTTCTCCCGGTTACGACACTTTGACGCACGGCGGTCCACGGTACGGTTGCGGCGATTGCGGAGGAAACGGTGGGCCCTATTTTCAAATGGGTCAAGCGTACGGCTACGGTGCCCAGAACTGTTCGACTCAATACATGGGAAGTATCTGTATGTGAAAGTTGATAAATATTTACGCGCGATTACAAAGAATGAC